TTACTGATATAAGAAATAATAGATTTTCAGAGAATCTTGTTCTCGCTCGTAGACAATTTTATCCACGATTTGTTTTAATGCTTCGTTCTTTTGCGCTGCAGTAAAAGAATCGGAGATAAGGATATCATAGACACCCTGCACCCTTAATAGCATGTTGGCAGCAGGATCCGGCGTATCTTTTGGAGCATTGTCTTCCAGTTCTTTTAATTGTTCTTCCAAGTGTATGCGTTCTTTCTGAAGCAGTGCTTTATTCGCTTTATATTCCTCAAGAGTATCAATTCCCTCACGGTAAGAAGCTTTGATTCGTTCTTCTTTTCCGGAAAGGCTTTCCAGACGACTGGTTAATATATTTTTCTCATTGGAGACTTCTATCGGCTGACGTTCTTTTAAGGTGTAAGAAATGTTGCCGGAGCTTAGAGATTCCTTGACGCAGGCAAGGACCTCTTTCTCCAGGACAAGGGAACTGATTCCATGTGGTTTCTCACATTTTCCTTTATGATATCCATAGCAAGAGAAGTAGGAGTATTTCTCACCGTTCGCACGTTTCATGGTGGCAGCAGTCAATGTACGCCCACATGCAGGACATTTCAGTAATCCGGAGAGCCAGTGTTTATATGTAGAAGAGGGGCGTTTCCCGGAAGGTCTGTAGGTTGTTTCGAATCGTTTTTGTGCTGCATCAAATAATTCCTTTGTAATAATTGCCGGCTGTTGTCCTTCTGTGACGATCCATTCATCTTTATCCTTGATTCTGTTCGTACTGTTTTCTGTTCGGTTCCACCGAATCATACCGCAGTAGGAAGGATTCTGAATGATGTATTCAATAGATCTCCGCTCAAATGGTTTGCCCTGTGAGGTCTTAAGCCCAAGATTGTTCAAGCGTCTTGCAATATCAAAAAATCCGATGCCCTCATTCGCATACCAGTTAAATATCATGCGCACGATTTCTGCTTCTTCCGGGATAATTACCGGAGGCTTGCCATGCTCCACGACCTTGTATCCGAGTGGCGGACGTGCCTGGTATGCTCCACGGGTTGCATTTTCTTTCATGCCCCGGAATACCTCACCGGAAAGACGGATAGAGTAGTATTCGTCCATCCACTCAATAATACGCTCAATCAGAGAGCCGAAAGGATTATCTGAAAGAGGTTCGGAGATGCTCACGACTTCTACGTTGTGTTGCTTCTTGAGAAGAGACTTGTAGACAATGGATTCTTCCTGGTTCCGGGCAAATCGTGAGAACTTCCATACCAGGATCAGATCTACCGGGTGATCAGAACCCTTTGCAAGTCCGACCATCTCCTGGAAGCCTGGACGCTTTTCAGCTTTCCGACCGGAGATTCCAAGGTCAGAGAAAATCTTAAGGATTACAATATTGTTCCTGGTAGCATACTCCCGGAGAAGATTCTCCTGAGAATCCGGAGAGATTTCTTCCTGATCGTGCGTGGATACACGGATATAGCCATAGGCATATCTTAATTCACTCATCATATCACCTTCCTTAGTATATATGTGCGACGTCGCACAATTTTGCGTATAAAAATAACAGCCAGCAAGGAACAAGTGTTCCGCTTGCGTGACTGCTCCGAAGATGATACACTATTCATTGAACGTACTGGTGTATCCTTCGGGGCATTAGTCTTTGAACCGTCCTTGCGCCAACAGGGGCGGTTTTTACTTATAAAACTGTTATATAACGTAAAAGACCCCGTATTACTACGAGGTCTTTAATGAATACTGCTCGCCAGTTGTCTGGGAGCTTTGTCTTTTATACTGCCGGTTAACGGCTTTGTTTTTTCTAGATATTCATTATATACCTCATTATATGCATTTGTCAATAAAAGTTATACTTGTTGCTCTCTGATAATCCACTTTATTATTGGTAAAATTGGATATAATTTCATTGTCTATACAATCAAGTCTTTCACTTGATAATTTGACATTGCTTAATATATCAAAATTAGTCTTCGGATCATAGATTCGGATTTTGCTTATGGTTTTGATTTGTCCAACTAAGGCAATACTTCCATGTTTCATTTTTTCCGTCTCATTCTGCATTCGTTTTACAAATTCTAAATCCGTCTTATATTCTTCTAAATCTTTTTTTTTAATTGAACTGCATCTATAGGAGAATTCTTGCTTAATGCATCAATCGTTTTTTGCATCCTATCAACTTTTTCTTGGAGCATTTTTAAAGCGTTAGATGTTTTCTTAGATAAACTTACATAAAGTTCGTTTCCCAAGTAAACACATCCTTTGTGGAGCTTAATTGTAGTAACGTTATCCTTTACGGATGTAAGAGGAACAACTGTTAGGACCGGGGAGTTTTTAGAATTGTTTTTCTCTACGACTACACAATAATGAAGACCACCTTCTTCGCTTCCTACGTTATAACCTAAGTGTGCTTTAATGATTTCGCCATGTTTATACCTTCTTAAGCTAGAAGGAGAAAAGTTAGGTTCGAAATCAAGAAAAGTAGTCCAGTCTTCAAGCCAATAACTTAATTTGTCAGCTTTTCCATTTGCCTTTGGATCAGAATCATCAATTAACGAATCGAGATACTTTTCCACTTTGTTTAGAGCATCTTTTTTGTGCTTTTCTAATTCTTCTTTTGTGAGCTTTCGCCCCATACACTATCACCTCAATCTATTAATTATTGTACACACAACATATATAAACGCCGAAGCGGTTATATCAATCCTTATTATGCTCTTCATACTGACTCATTTCTTCATCATGAGCCAATTGAGCATTACACTCAATCATGAACTGATTCAACACATCTTTCTTAAGCGGTGTTTCAGATACTATGTGTCCGCATTTATTGCAAAAGATATAAGTAGTATCAATTTTATGTCCACAGTTGGTGCAATAAATAGTCTTTTTATATTTGTTTAATATGTATGATGCCATATAATTTCCTCGAATATTGTGTGATTATATCCGTTTAAACACTGCCAAGTTCGGAATGAAATAGATAATATAATTATCTACAATCTTGTATACTCCATACTTCTCACGATAACATGAGATACATTCTTCTAAGAATTCCTCAGTTACTTCCAGATATTCGGCAGTCTCATATCTGTTCGTGCAGCCATGCTCATAGGCATTGATCAGACCAGTAAGACCAATCAAGTGATTGTATCCGTGTAAGCGTGCCTGGCGTTCCTGTTTGCGGTTCGCAGAAATATCCATATCAAGAATATTTCCGACTGATGTGTGATGGTGTCCAAGTTCTTCTGCCAGAACACAGGCTTTTTCTGTTGTAGTATTAATATCCTGCCGGATTGCTATCCGGTTGCCTTTGATACGTCCATTGTTATATTGTAATGGTTTTTCCTTTACTATAAGTCCGATATCGCAGGCTTCATCTAAAAGTGCTTCATAAGCATTCATCGTAAACACCTCCATGATAAATGTAGCAAAACACCTGTACGATAAAAAGGACTTAGAAATCTTTGTCATTCATAATATCATCATCTGATGTATCAGTTCCTTCAGGAACATCTATATCTGTACGTGCTTGAGCTGCGTTCAGTTGAACATCAGTCTCCATTTGTTGAAGTGATAATAACTGATTTGTGTAATCATCTACCTTTTTCCTATTTATCTCAAGTAAGTGTAAATAGCTCTTAAAATGAGCTTTTTCATAAGGAGAGAAATCTTGTATATTATCAATTATATCTCCTAAATCATCGCTAGCAAAAGCATTGGCGATATCACTGTCACTTAACTCCCAGCCCATTAAGTCTCCGGGTGATACATGTAAGGCTTCTGCGAAAGCGATGATTTTAGATTGAGGTAAATCAACGAGACCTTTTTCGATTTTTGCAATCATACTTTTGTCAGCGTACCCCATTTTAGTAGCTAATTCTGCTTGGGTTAAATGTAATTCAGTTCGTCTTTTTTTTATGTTTTTATATAATTGAAGCATGTTGTAGTCCTCCTTGAGTTCAATATAGCATAAGATTGAAAATAATTCAACATTTTTGTTAAAATGGTTGACACAAATTCAACCGAATGGTATATTAGTGGTGTTGAATAAAGTTCAACTTATGGGAGGTGATTGGTTTGGCAGATATTGAACTTTTAAAACAAAAAATTGCAGATAGCGGAATGACTGTAACGGCTATATCAAAAAAGAGTGGCATTCTCCGGGAAACCTTTTACAACCGTCTGAAAGGAAGTGAGTTTACGGCTTCGGAAATTGTAGCCTTAACAAAGACGCTGAATTTAACAAAGGAGGATAGAGATAAAATTTTTTTAAACGAAAAGTTGAACTAAATGACACTTTTAGGAGGATACATGAACGAACTTGTATATCTGAAAAATGATGAAGCTGTATGTAGCAGTTTGCTGGTGGCTGAGAAGTTTGAGAAGAGACATGCAGATGTTATGCGAGCTATTGATAACCTTGTTGAAAATGACTCAACGCAAAATTGCGTTGAGTGCTTTAAGAGAGGAACGTACAAAGACAGTACTGGCAAATCAAACAAAATGTATGTAATGAACAGAGATGGATTTACATTCCTTGTTATGGGATTCACTGGAAAGAAAGCTAATGAATGGAAGTGGCAGTACATAAAAGCTTTTAATCAAATGGAGAAATTCATCAGAGAGAAACAGACTAAGATTTGGATTGAAACCAGAAAAGCTGGCAAGCTGACCCGTAAGGCGGAGACAGACACTATCAAGAATCTTGTTGAGTACGCGAAAGCGCAAGGTAGTCAACATGCGGATAAGTTGTACATGACCTATTCAAAACTTGCAAACAAAATGGCGGGAGTCTCCAAGAGAGATGAAGCTACAGTAATGCAACTTAATAACCTGTCTCTTATGGAGCATATCATTTTATGTGTGATTGATTCTGGGATTGTTGCCGGAAAGCATTACAAAGAAATCTACCAGGATTGCAAGAAAAGGCTGGAGACAGTAAAGGATTTGGAAGAAAGCGTATTTTTGTACGTCCGGAGATGTTGATCAACGCAGATGGGACACCAGCATTTGACCCAGACGACAGTGTATTTTATGCACTCCCGGAAGATGATGCAAATGGAGAAGGACTTTTGAAAGAAATTGATATGTCTCTTCGGGCAGAGCAGCACAGCAAGGCAATCAATGATGATCTGAATTATCTGTCACTAAAATGTGGATTTGGCACAGACCGATATCAGTTCGGGGCGACTGGAGCTAAGACAGCCACAGAGATTATTTCGGAAAACTCAGATATGTATCGAATGATTAAGAAGCATGAAATACTTTTGGAAGATGCTCTGAGGCAGTTGATTCAAATTATAATCCGTCTGGGAATGGTACTGGGTAATACATTGAATCCTGAATGCGAGATCACGATTGACTTCGATGATTCAATTATCGAGGATAAAGAGACTGAGCGGAGCAGAGACCGTCAAGATGTCAGTATGGGTGTCATGAGCCTAGCTGAGTATCGTGCTAAGTGGTATGGAGAATCAGAAGAAGATGCTGCTAAGAATCTCCCAGAGCAAAATCAGGTGATGGAGTAATATGAAAGATGATTACAAGAATAAGCTTGCAAGTAAGATTGCTTCCAGGTATCAGGATTTGGAAGAGCGTATCATGCAGGATATTGTCCGGAGGATTGTGAAAGCTGGTGAAATAACCAGTACTGCAGATTGGCAGATTAACCGGTTACGGATTTTGGGATATTCCTCCGAGGATATTGAGAAAGAAATCAAAAAGGCGCTCAATGCTTCTTATCCGGAAATATTCGAGTTATACGACAAGGTGATCAACTGGGAATACGTCCGGAATAAGGAGATATACGAGCAGATCAACGCTAAGTACATACCATTCGAAGAGAACGGACAACTCAAGCAGATTACAGAAGCAATCATTGACCAGAGTTTTGATGATTTGGAGAATGTGACTAATTCACTCGGCTTCTATCTGGACTACGGCAATGGTCAGAAGGTATTGACGCCACTTTCTCAAGTGTATACCAAATACCTTGATGCAGCATGTTACGATATTGTAACTGGTGCATTCGATTACAACAGTGTGTTGCGTAGAGTTGTGACACAGCTCACCAACAGCGGACTCCGGCAGATTGATTATTCTTCCGGGAGAGCTAACCGAGTTGATGTGGCTGCAAGAAGAGCCGTAATGAGTGGTGTTGCAAAGCTTACGCATAAGATAACCGAATATCATATGGAACAGCTCGGTTGTGAATATGTGGAAGTAAGTTGGCACGCTGGAGCGAGACCTTCACATTCTGTGTGGCAGGGAAAAGTTTACAAATGGAATAAATAACACTTGACTTTTCGTGGCTCAATAACTATACTTTAATTGTGGCACAAAAAAGTGAGGTGAGTGATATGAGTCCACGAACAGGAAGACCTAAGATAGATAAACCAAAGACAATAGAGGTTAAAGCGAGAATTGATGAAGAAACAAATGAAAAATTGATGAAATATTGTAAAGAAAATCAGTTAAGCAGAACCGATGTTGTAAGAATGGGGATTGAAAAGGTTCTTGAACACAAATAGAACGTTGCCACGCTACCAACGAAAACAACGTTCTATCAAACCGAAGGAATCCCTTCGTGAAATATTTTAGCATGCTTTGGGATTCCTTGCAATGAGAAAGCGAGGAGAATAAAATGCAGTTACCAGAAACAGTAGAAGTAAAAGGAATGAAAGTTCTTACGACTCGGCAAATAGCTGAAGCGTATGGAGTGTCTAAGGATAAGATAATTTACAATTTTAACTATAATAAAGACAGATATGTTCTTGGAAAACACTATATTGAGGTGTTTGGGGAAGAATTAAGGAGATTGAAAAGGACATGTGAAATTCAAAGCTCCTTCAAATACGCCAAGACATTGTATCTCTGGACGGAGAAAGGCGCTTTACTCCATGCAAAATCCTTGAACACGGATAAGGCATGGGAAGTATATGATTATCTGGTGGACTTTTACTTCCATGCGAAGGAAGAGCCGAAAGAAACGAAACCTGTTCCTGTTGAGATGAAGCCAGTTGTGAAGAAAGAGGAGCAGAAGCTTCCGCAGATTGACAATCCTATCAGAGTATTTAAAGTCTTACTTCAAGTGGCAGAAGATAGAGGCATTAAGGTATCCTCATATCCATTTAAATGCTTTGACAGCAGATTACACGGTGACACGATTGGTATTAGAACCGATGTGACAGTAGAAAAAGCATGTTACGAACTTGCGTGGGAGTTGTCTCATTCATTTATTCATTACAAAGACGGAGATATGATTAATAGTCCGCTGGCAAAAGATTATAATGAACAGGCAACACGGGCAGCGGAAATGATTTTAAAAATCTTAAATGTAAAAATGAGCCAGTTATAAAAATAATTTATTTGTTTAAAGAGGGAGTCTTGTTTAGGCCCCTCTTTTGTTGTGGAGGGGGGTGACGCGAGCATGGCAGATTATCCAGACTTTGTCAGTAGTACAGGTTATGGGACCGGTGAAGGATTAGGAGGTTGGAACTGCTACCATTGACATGAGTATTATCCGTTCTTTCCAGGAATATCACAGCGCAACTGGTCTGATGATTGGCTGGAGGAGCAGAACCGGAAAGAGGCAGAACCTAAGTCATTTGACGGCAAAGAATATACTTTGTATGAAGCCAAGCAGAGGCAACGTCAGATGGAAACAGCTATGAGAGCGCAACGCGAGAAAGTGCGATTACTGCAGCATGGTGGCGCTGATCAGGATGAAATTATTCTGCACAAAGCGAAATATCAAGGGCAGCTTAACGAGTATTCCCGGTTCTGCAGGAAGATGAGTCTCACGGAAGAGCGTGAGCGTATTTATCTGGATATGATGGGAAAGATTGCTACGAACAACAAGAGCCAGAATTCCATATTCCATCCAGAAATGGTTAAGAACGCATCGAAAGACGTAGCTCAGTATAAAAGATACAAAGAAGTTCTTGGAGATTCTGTTGGTTCACTTGCTAAGTTCGGGCAGGTGAAATATAATGATAGTGAACAGTGGGAAAAGCTTCAAAGTAAATTTTTCGCATATCTTGAGATTAACAAGAAAGATTGGTCGGAAGAATTTAAGAGTAAATCAAAACAGGCATATGATAGATTCAGAGAGCAAGGAGAAGAATTATCAGTTCATGCTTTGAGTCGATTACCAAGATTAAATAAGCCAGGATATGAAGTGATTCACGAAGAAGATGTGCTCGATCTAATAAAAACTATGCCGAATTATTCTGAAGGAGAAGAGAAAATGATTTGGTTCAGCCCAAGCAAACAGCTTGTAGTTATAAAAAATAAAAACTCCGGTGATATAGTTAGTATTGTTCGAAGAAAAAATAAAAAGGAGGAATGGACGGATGCAGGTCTTTAGAAAATATATGAATTATATAAAGGATTTTCTTGAAAATACTCCGGAAGATATATATGAGTTTTCTATTATCCTTGAAGATGCATTAGTTGATGAGTACGATGCAATGCATGCGGAACAGCCGAGAGCAACTGAAATATTGGCAGAAGAAACCCCAGACATTTGTGCATCAGCAGAACCGGGAATGAAACCAGAAGAGATTGAAAAATTTAAACGTGAGTTGGAAATTGAATACAACAAAGCGTTAAAAGCAGTTGTGTAGTTACCACCAGTCGATATGACCGGTGGTATTTTTGTACGCATTTTTAGGAGGTATCATGATAACTGTAACAGTAAAAGATAAAAAAATTAGCATGTCTGGTCATGCCTGCCGGAAAGATTCCAACGGTATCGACCGGGTATGTGCGGCAGTATCAGCTCTGACATGCAGTTTGATCAATTCGTTAAGAGATCTGACTGATGACAGAATCCGTGCAGATACAGGCAGCGGTATGATGGTAATTGAATGGGAGAATCTTTCAGATGGTGGAAAACTTCTGATAGATTCATGGTTCCTGGGACTTACAGATATCAACCGGGAATACAATTGTATAGAATTTCAGTAACAAGCACCCGAGAGGGTGTTTTTATTATGTCCAAAACGTGAAGACAAGAAAAGCTCGGGAGCCTGTCGAGGCAAAACGGAGGTAAAAAGCATGAAATACAGAATGAATTTACAGCTCTTTGAAGACGGCACAGGAGCTGGCTCTGGTGGACAGGGTGGAAATGCCGGGGCTGGAAACGGCGGTCAGGGATCCGCTGGGAGCGCATCCGGAGCGCATAATACCGGAACATATACCTATGAACAGCTGGAAGAGATTGCGAGCGCGAGAGTAGAGCGTTCAGAGAGAACAGCACTTGCAAATTTCTTTCGGACGCAGGGAATGACAGAAACTGAGGTCACACAGGCAATCAATAATTTCAAAGTAGAACGTGCTGCCAATCAGCCAGACGCTGCAAAGCTCCAGAAGGAGCGTGACGATGCTTTGAATGAGGTGCAGCAGATGAAGAATGAAAAATTCTTATCTGGGAAAGGTGTGAAATCAGAAGATCTTGATTATGTCATGTTCAAGGTATCGAAACTTGTAGACGATAAGACAACATTTGAGAAAGCTGCAGAAAGATTCCTGAAGGAGAATCCAAGATTTGCAGGTGGTACGAACAGTTATCGTATTTCAACATCTGCAGGGAACACTTCTGAGGGTTCTGGTGGAGATATGAACGCTTCCATCAATGATCGTATCCGTGCTGCAGCAAGAAGATAATGGAGGTATAAAATGAATAAAAACAGAATGAATTTAAGAATGTTCCAGGACGATGTGAATATTATCGACCGTACCGGAGCAGAGTCCCTGATTCCAACCCAGGAAACAAAAGAAATTATTCAGGGTACAATTGTGCAGTCTGCAGTACTGTCAAGGGGACGTAAGCTGGCAAATATGACAAGCAAGCAATACAAGATGCCAGTTCTTGATATGCTGCCGATTGCCTATTTCGTAAATGGCGATTCTGGACAGAAAAAGACAACAAAGCAGGCATGGGATAAGAAATTTATCATTGCAGAGGAAATTGCGGTAATTGTACCGATTCCAGAATCTGTATTAGATGATTCAGACTATGATATTTGGGGCGAAGTAAAACCAAGGGTCACAGAGGCATTTGGAAATAAGATTGATGGAGCTGTACTGTTTGGTAGCGATAAACCGTCTACTTGGAGAGACGATGTTGTTGCGACAGCCACAAAAGCTGGATCCGTGGTAACACTTGGCTCAGCGGATCCGCTGTATGACAAAATCATGGCAGAAGACGGTGTGATTGCGAAAGTCGAGAATTGTGGATACATGGTCAATGGTCACATGGCTGATATTTCCATGAGAGCGAAGCTTCGCGGGCTGAAAAATACCAACGGTGATCCGTTGTTCAAAACAGATATGCAGGGTTCTACACAGTATGCACTGGACGGTTCTCCA